ATTATAAACCTTTCTTAAAATTGCCAAAGGCATACCAGATTTGTCTGCCTTCTTTTTAAGGGCCGCGTCTGCCTTACCTTCATCTATATTATAGTCCTCAAATGATAACAAATCTTCCCCATACATTTGCTTATATTTCTTTGTATGCTTAGATGGTTTTGTTTTTGCATCTGCATCTCCAGGAGCAGGTTTATATGCTGCTGGGTTGTCATCGTCCATCTTGGCTTGTTTTGCAAATTGTGCGTGTCTTTTTGCCGCAGTGGATTTGGATAACTTTCCATCCTTTGAATCATCATTATAATAGTTGCTTTTCTTTCTTTTTTGTGCAACTGTCATCTTTTCTTTTACTTGTTGTCCAGGTGTTTCTTTCTTATATGCATTGGTTACTTCGTCAGTGCCAAAATCACCAGCGCCTGATTTCTCAAGTAATTCTACTTGGTCTAACCAAACTCTCTTTTTCCATTGACCAAATTCTACTACTAGATAATTACTACCACAGACCAGAATTTTTCCAACATCACTTGTTTCTTTTAATACTACAGTATCGCCTTCGGAGAATAAATTGCCTTCAACATATTCTTCTCTTGTTTCGGATACCTTAGGAAGTTCAACATGCTCTCTAAATTTAGGTGATTCTTTAATGCCCATACCCTTACGTACAGCATTAAATAATTCTTTTGGATTATATCCACTAGGAACACCTTTCGCAAATGTCTGTAGTGAACCCTCTTCTGCCGCTGCTCTCATTTTAGAAGCAGACATACCTGTAACACCCTCTGCATCTGGATCTCTTTCTCCAGCAGAGATTACTTCGATTTCATCTTTGAATTCATAGAACCCGTGTCTTGCCTTAACGCCATTATACTTATTAAGTAACGCCTTAAATTCTGGTACACGATCAGAACCGGCAACCATACTCACCTTAGTATATCCTTGGTCGTATAGTTTAACTGCAATATCCATTACGTGTCTTACATCAGAATCGGCCATAACCTTTCTTGCATGTTTAGGAAACATCTTACGCAAGAATTTTACTTTCTGTTTAAATGTAAGTGGATTCTTTTTAGGGTCTTGTGATTTGGAGCCGTATATTCTATACGTCCCACCTGATACTTTCTGTAACGTATCAAATAATTTCTCATGCCCAGTCGTAGGTGGATTAAATCTGCCAAAGACAAATGTAATCTCCCCTTTCGCTTCGGTTATATATTCGTTAAAACTCTTAATCATCTCGTGTCTGTCCAGGTGTTTGAGTTTTATGTCTACTCAATTTTGCTCTATCTTTCTTCTTAACTTGAGGTAAAAGTTTCTTTGCAATTCTATTGATTGCTGATTTCTTCTTATCGACTTTCTTTTCCAATTCTTGTCTTGCTGCAAAAGAGAGTTCGTCTTTACCTTTATTCTTAAGGATCTTTTTAATGATGAGTTGACGAGCCGCTTTCTGTGCTCGTGCTTTTAATTTTTCTGGACTGGCGAGTTTCTTCATTGCCTTCTTACGGGCAATCATTATTTTAGCTTTATTCTTCCTAAACGTAGCCTTTCTTTTCTGGCGTTGCGCCATAGTTAATGCTTCGTTGGCAGCTGTGTATTCTTTGAATGATTTCATTTTATCCTCGGTTACCCATTTAGTTAGGATTGTCCCAACCTTTTATAATATCTTTGCTAAAGTTGTTAGTAGAAAATTCCATTCTATCAACAAGTTTAACTGCTCCACCTTCCATACGATCAATAGCAACAAAACCCTCAGGGTTGGTCACTCTAAATCCGGATTTAGTTTTTACAAAAGTCCCAATATTATTAAGACCATTAAGTTTATTTATAATAATTAATTTCGCATCCACCACCAAATTCTGTAAATCAAAGACTTTTTGTATATTTTTTAAGTTCTTTTTATCAAAAAACTTTAATATTTGATCACGTTGAGCCGCTTTTGCATCTTTAGACTTTTGTGTTTTTACTTTATTAATCTGTTGTTGCCATCTGTCTTTAACGAACATAATTAGGCCAGTGGTATGTTTTTTAGTATCAGTAATTCTTTGGCCTTCTCTTACCTTTCTATTATTATATACGTTAATAATGGTATTTAATTCTTTATTCGATTCAATTTCTTTTAGTGTAGATGCAGAGATCTGTTTAAATATTTTACCTGCGTCTGATAATTTTTTGGTTAACTCTGCAGTTTCGGTTGCAGTTAAAGTCGCCGTACCCGATAAGTCAGGAAGTGTTGCATCAACCATCCATACACTACTTGTTTTCTTTAACTTCGGTACTATTTCTCTTCCGAATTCTGCTTGCATTGTTTCAAATGTTGCACCAGAGTATGTTGTATGCCATACAATTCCAATTTTAGCCTTTCTAATTTCTTTAGCAAGAGCACTGTCAGCAGGGACAGCATAAGCAATGGTGTTAGGATGAAAAACAGTATGACTAACTCCATTAATAGTTTCCTTTTTCAGATCAGAATTATCAAACATAAAGTCGCCTTGAATAACACCTTTAATTCCAAGGTCTTTTAAATTATCAAATGCAAGTATTAATTTCTTGGTTAAGTCTCCCGAAGTGTCAGCCTTAATATCATCGTGTGACTTATAAATTTTTGGATTGGCATTAAATATTCCCTTCTTCGCTACAAAGAATTCTCCCGTTTGTGGGTCCTCTCCAGCAAATACGGCGGGGGCGCCGTCCCATTTAACAGTGATATCCACAGGTGATTTTGAATTACCACTCAACATATCCCGCAGTGACCTTAATGCTAGGATAGCCTGGCGCGCCCCCTTAACCCCGCCGTCAAGAATCAAATCCTCAATATGAGTCATATGAGTATTCTTTCCTGCGGCCTCTGATAAGTAACCTGTTAGTGTTTTCATAGGTATTCGTCATACTCCTCTGGATCAATTCCTGCGAATGAAACAGATCCACTTACTTTTCTTTGTTCGCCTTCTTTCACGTTGAACGATACAATTTTCTTACCAGTTGGCCCAATAATATTAATTGATACCCTACCATTAGGATCTTCAATTTTAATTTGACTTAAATCCAAATCGGGGTGTGCAGCAATAATTTCACTTTTCTTTTCGGTTGTTATTGCCATTAACATTTTAGTTTCTTTATCATTGAATCCTAAAATATCAAGGATTTTTTCTCCAAGAGTTTCAGTACCTTCATATTCTTTTAATACCTGATATACTAATGCTGCAACTCTAGTATTAATAGGGGATCGAGCCTCTTTTCTTTCAGCGTCCAGTACTTTTAAATCCAGTTTTTCAATATCAGCATCTGTAAGACCACGTAGTGTTTTAAGACGGTTAGTAGCCTTCTCATCGCCTTTTAAATGCTTTTTAAAATCTTGTTTAATATTGTTAATGCCTTTAGCCTTTGCAATTAAATCATGTAATGTATTATCTTTCTTAGAAAGGGCATCGAATTTCTTTTCAGCTTCAGCGCCACCTAAATGCCCACATAGGCCTCTTGCAGTTGTATTTGCAAGACCTACTGTTTTGTTTGAATATAATTTAAGAGAATAGCCATCAAGGATTTCTTTACCTTCTTTCATCACAGCAACTCTAATATCTGCTTTGAAATCAATTCCATCCATGAATGCAAGATTGTCTAAGTAAGCACCTACGATTGTGGCTTCTTCACTTACTGCGGCAGAGATAAGGTAGTTGGCCATATCAGCACTACCTTTACGGATAATTTTTATGTTCTTAGAATAACTTTTTTGATCGGCAACTTTTAATTTACTATCCCAATCGCTTACGGTTTGTTTAATGCCTGCTCTATATTTCTCATAATCTTTGGATATATTAACGCCCTGTCCTTTATGATCAAAGAGAAATTGGCAAACAAGTGCTTCGTTATAGTTACCCTTAATTGCTCCTATTGCACCTGATTCTTCATTTAATATCGGCATCTCGTTCATTATATCTTCCTTTACCTGACGAGGTATAGTAATTTCGACCGTATCAAATATTTTTGCCTTTCTAACTTTGCTTCTAAATAATTTAACGATTGCCCTTTTTAATGTAGTCCATACTGCCTTAATTTTTCTAACAAAGAAATTTCCTAGTCTTTTAGCAATACGAATTTCGTT